GCAAACACTTGTGTTCTTTATACTCAGACAAACCCCTATCTGTCGTGCCATTTCTCTTATATCTTTTGTAGTGCATGACGCAAAAACCTAATTTGGTTTTGGCTTTTCTGTTGCAATCAGTTACACAACACAGCATTAGTCATCCTCTTTCTTCATCGTAGCGTGATCGGCTCGCATGAATTTCCAGTGGGCCTCCGAGGTGTAAACTGAGGCCAAAAAGCCAAGGCCCTTTTCAAGCTCAGGTTGCAGTGCGTGATGAAGCAGCATAGTGTCGCCGTGGAAATAGGGGCAGGGTATGCCGACAGACTTCCAAAAATACTTCATGTCATAGCTGAAATTCTGGCCGATGAGCGGAAACTCGGAATTGATCCGGCGGACCCAAGCCCATGCGCGAAGCTCGTCCTCGAGTGAGCGCCAGTAATTACCGTCAGACTGCGCGCGGCTCCAGAACGGGATGACGATAGCGCGAGAACCGTCGGCGAGGGAATAGCCGACTTCGGTTATCTGGCGAGCCTTCGTCTCAATGTCACAGGACAGAAAGGGCTCACCGAGCATGAACTCGTTGTAGAAGGACTCGATGTCTTCGAGGGTCGGCTCCATGTAGATGAGGTGAGACGGCCGGCGAAGCTCGGGAAAGGTTGCTTCCTTTTTTGCTTTTGAAAAATCGGCGAGTGTGACGACGCGGAGTTCCCACTGCTTCATTACAGAAATGGGGTTCCATGTCGGCAGGACTTTGTAATGGCTGCGCGGGTTGACTGAGGCAAGCTCAGGGATAGCCGCGAACTCTTGTGACAGGTCGAATGTGAGAAGCGGGGAGCCTCGGTACTTCTTGATGCCTGTCTTTTTGCAGAGTGCCCAAAGCGGTGCATTGCCAAGAGCGATGATAATGTCGGGGTTCTGCAGAGCGATCTCGAGGTAAAGGCGGCGAAGCTCAGGCCGATAAGCCTCCTTTACATAGAGGTTTTGCTGAAGCGCCCGATAGCCTGTAATGGCCTCGGCTTTCCCGCCGCAAAAACCCTTGACGGAGTTGCCGTAGGGCTGCAGGTTAAAGACGTTTGTGAAATAGCAAGACTGCTTTTCAATGCCGGTCTGTTTCAGGATGCCGTGCAGAATTTGCTCGGACGGCCCGGCGAACGGCTTGCCTCGATACTTGCTACGCTCGTCAAGAAATTCCCCTACGACCATTATTTTCATGTTGTGCTCCGTTATGGTCTTTTCCGATTATGACCATACCATATGGCCTGCGTGTTGTCGAGTCATAGATTGCAGTTGAGCCGAGCTCTTTCTACATAATCCTCAGACATTTCAAGACCGAGCGCATAGCTGGCGCCGATCTCTTCTGCAACCTTGACAGCCATGCCGGAACCGCAGGTTGGATCGAGTAGAGTTGTGGAAGAGTCCACGACCATCCGCATGAAGTGTGTGAGCATGGCGTGGGGCTTTTCGCTCATGTGGTATTCTTTGGTCGTCGCGCCGTGGTAAGCATTGCTGACTGCGCGCACGATTTTGCGGTCGCCTCGAGATGCGAAAAAAGCCGTTTCGTAAATGCGGCGGGGACCGCGTTCCGGATCGGGCAGGATGCCTCGGTTGTCCGACTTCATCCAAATGAGCGGGAAAGGATTGACGCGCCAACCGGCGGCTTCGAGTTGGCTCTTGGTCTCGTTGTAGAAATCCATGCTGAACCAGAAAATAAGATGTGCAGACTCCGCGCAGAAGTTGTCCTGATTGGCGAGGAAAGCCGAAAGCAGCTCCCAATAAACGTCGGGGCTGTCGTCGTAGCCGCCGAAGTGCTTGGCTGAGGATTGGCCGACCTTCGTTGCGTTGATGCCGTAGGGAAAGTCGCAGTGTATAAGGTTGAAACCGGACTGCGGCTCACTCGACCACTCGTGAAAGTTGGCGTACTCGATTGAGGCGTAACGGTTGATTGGGGCGGCGGCGAGCTCTTCCTCGTTCAGAACCGGCGCGGGCTCGTTCTTGATGACAGCCTCGGTGATGGCCGCGACTGAGCGGGCGCTGGAAGCGGTTTGCCGTTCGAGTCTTCGGCTGGCAAAGTTATATGCGGCGGAGAATTTAGGCGCCTCGATTACCTCTTTGACGCCTTCACGAATAGCGTCGGCAACACGAAGGGAATTATGAACCTGCGTGCGGGAGATGTTGAGCTCTTCTGCCGTCTTGTCCATTGACCAACTGTCGTTGGACTCCTTTTTCAGGCTGTGGAAGGACTGAATGGCCTCGACATGCTCTTGCCATGTTAAGTCCTCGCGGCGGACATTCTCTTCGAGCTCGATCAGGGCAAGCTCAACGCGGTCGAGGCTCTCGGCGTAGCGAAATGCGATTTGCTCGAAAGCGAGTTGTTGATGCGCAAGCAGACGGCGCTCGCCGGCGACGAGGGCATTTTCCCTCGTGATGACAATAGGGTTTATCAGCCCGTGCGTGCGAATGCTGACGGCAAGATCGCTGATCTTCGACTCGTCAAAGTGTTTGCGCTGCCTGTCTTCCGGGATCATAACTTGGTGGACGGCAATGTAGCCGCCTTCATCAGACATCATTTAGCATTCTCCTTCCTACGAGAGCACGCTGCAATTCACGACGAAAGCTGTAGACAGTTTCATCGGCGCCTTCGAGCTTACAAAGAGACTCGTAAAGGTCTTTCATCTCGTCAGGCCACATGATGAGGATGATCTCAAGTTGAGTTACTGTTCTCATTGAAAGCTCCAAAAGAGTGGGAGGGCCGTGAAGCCCTCCCGTTGGAATTTAGACTCCCGAAGTCCGCTTGACTTCTTGATAGACGACCTCGGGATCGTTTTTGTCCGGGCGGTGTTCCAGCTTGCCGAGGCACTGCTGGTTGACCGACGCGGCCAAGGCCTCGCCGAGCGACAGGCTTTCGTCCACGCCGAGATGCCCGAGGAAGCGCCGGAGATTGAACTCGGCCCGAGCAAAGTCCGCGGCCACGTCCTCGCCGACCGGGAAGAGGAAGTCCTTCGACACCATAGCGCCTGCAACGTTGCCGTACTCTTCCAGATCGTCCGGGTCCACGTCCTCAGACGGCTCGACGCAGACGAGCGGGAACTTGACGATTTCAAAATCGCCGTTCGGCCCTTCGCGGGACACAATTTCAGGGTGCTTGGAAACCTGCCAGACATAGTGCCCGATGGGAAGGTTCGGCGGGCGCTTGATGTCTTCGAGTTTCCGGTCAAGAGAGTCTGTAAAACGCATTGCGTTGCTCCTAGGAAAAGGCTACGTCTAGCCGATTTGCGAAAGGGACTGCGCCCGAGCCGTCGCCCGTATTACTCCCATAATGGACTGTCTCAGTAAAGGCAGAGGCTAGCTTGCCAATCTGAGGGCGCAGAAAGATCAGGCTTTCAGTTCTGCAAAGATTTCTGCCAGCCCGGTTTCAATCCCGTATTCCTTCTTGATTTTGAAGGGCGCAGGGTTCTTGAGGTCGATCATCGAAGTTGGCACGGTCTTGATCATGCGCTTGACAGACTCGCCGTGGCCTTTGGTTTCCGACAGCAGAAGGGTGTTGAAGAAGCGCGGCAATTTCGGGCCGAGGGCTTTGCCGATCGAGGAGGCGTAGCCCTTGGTCGTGCCGCCGTCTGACGTGACGAGCTCGACATGCGAGATGACGATGACGTTTGTGTGGAAGGCCTCGGAAGTAAGGTTCGCGATGAGATCTTCGATAAGGGACTGCGCCGTCATATACCAGCGGCGCGGGTCTTTGTTCGACGGGTCCATCGCACGAGCCCACTGGAACGCGGCGCGGCCTGCGTTGGTCAGGCTGTCGAGGACGAGTATCGTGTCGGAGCCCCATTCGGCGGGATCGGACTCATCATCGGGCCAGCACTCAAGCGCGCGCATGGTATCGACGTAGGCTTTTGGCGCGCCGACTACTTTTACGCCTTGCTGAGTCATCTTGATCTTGTCGCGAAAGGACTGGTATTCGATTTGGGACAAGTCGAGTTTCTCGTGCTTGCAGTGATCGATGAGGGCGTCAAGACCGTCGTCGAGGTCGATGATGCGGATGCGGTAGCCTGCCTTGACAAGCGGGGTCAGCGCGCCGGTCTTGCCTGCGCCGGAGTTTCCGATGAAGAGGAGCTTGACGAAATCGCCTTTTTCTTTTTCGGTTGCGGAGGGCATTAGGCTATTCCTTTCAAGGCTTCTGTTATTTCGATAAGCTTGAAATTCGGATTTCCTTTCAAGCTGAGAGCCGCTCTTGGGCTTGTCAAGTAGAGAGTGCCTTCCTTCAAAGAGCCGCCTATAGGAAACTCGTCTTCAACCTGAAAGCATTTATACTTTTGCCGCAGTTGCTCTTTATACTTTGTCTTGCCGGAACCCGGAGGGCCATAAATTACAACAGGCATTCAGTAACTCCCATATCTTTCTGTGAAGGCGTGGGCATCTTCGTATTGCTCGAAACGCCAGTGCATCATGCCGTCGATTACGCCTGCGATCCAGCTACCGTGGAAGAGTAGCGCGGCTTCCATGTCCGAGGCGCGGGGCTCGTCTACAGGCGTGATGACGAGATGAGGATAACGGTCGGCGTGTTCAGCGAGATAGCTGCGCGTGTCGCCGAAGATGACTGTGGGCATTTCAGCGCTCCTTCAGGGGGTCCCAATTATGCGGGACGTAATCTGACTTGATATAGCTCTCGCGGACTCGCGGATCGGCGCCGCAGATTTGTCGGAAAGGGCAGCCGCCGTAGTTACCGCAGGACGAAAGGTTCATCGGAAAGCGGTTAAGGCTTGTCGCGGATTGTGCGAGGCGGATGGTGTAGACAGCCGAGGCGTGCCACTCGTCGAGCTGGGCTTGCGTGCGGGTTGTGATCGAGCGGCCAAACTCGGTAAAGTTAACGGCGATCTGTGCTGCGTCGATGATGACGCCCTTGATAGGGGACTTGAGGATAGACTGCCCGGCCCAAGTGTAGCCCGACATCTGGTTGTTTGGCGAGAACTGCGCGAAGTAATAGGGGCCGAGGGTCGAGCCGGCGGTGTTATGGGTCACTGTGTGGTTTTCTGTTATATACAGCCCAGAGGGATGTGCAACACTTATACAGGCGGTTTCTGCATCGTCCATTCGTTCTATTGCTGCAATATAACGGCGACCAACTCCTGTTGGCAAATCAGGCATACGCAGGCTGACTCGGTAAGCTGTGTCTCGACGATCGCGATACCGAGCTGTTCCACCGAGTGAACGGACTAACTCGCAAAGATCTGTGACTAGCTGCTTTGAGGTTGAGTCATAGATACAGCTTTTTCCATTCCAACTTCCGTCTGTATCCAGCAGACCTTGTAGCAGAGCCTGTCTTTGTTCCACAGAAGCGAATTTATACAGGTCCGGGATAAATTTACCTGCTGATGGTTTAAGCAGTTTAAGCAAAGCTAAAGCGTGCTTAGTTTTGCCGCCGGAAATAGTCCAGCTGTAGTTATGTTTTGAAGCTTTTTTGATGCGATCTTCAGAAGGCAAAAGTTGCTCTGCCTTTTTTGCTATCCTCGGAACGGAGGTAGAAAGTTGAATACTTGTTCCAGTTAGATAACCGTTACCAAGAAGCAGGCCCAAAAGGTAAGGTTCCAGCGGAAGCGGCGCTTCTGGGTGTTGGACAGGTTCACAAAGAGGAACATGCCATTTTTTGTAAGCCGGTTGATTGAGTAAATCTTTCAAGTTAAGAGTCTGAAACTTATCTGAGAATTGAGTTCCCACGGTCCACAGATGATCGTCAGCACATTCTACTGCAGTTCCATCATTGAATTTAACGCGATAGACTGGGGTCACGCCTTTCGGATAAATGCCCTCGACAGTTGTAAAGCTGCCATTTTGTGTTGCGATAGGAGACCCGAGCTGAAGGTCTTTTATAGGAACCCAGCCGGTTGGGGTTAATACTTTTGTAGTTAGTGGCTGAGCCTTCTGGTCCATGACATAATGCTGCCCGGTGTACTCGACAACGCGATCGAGGTGACCGCAGTAAAGAATGTCGTCCTCGAATTCGAGCGCGAAAGACAGCTCGACAGCGGGTTTGCCCGAGGCAAGATGGTAAGTCGTCATGC